AAAATTGGTACACTTTTATATCAAATGAATCAGAACAAGGAGCAACAATAATGGCAAGAAATGGATCAGGAACATATACCCTACCAGCAGGGAATCCAGTAGTTACAGGAACAACCATATCATCTACATGGGCTAATAACACCCTAAATGATCTTGGCAATGCAATGACTGCATCTCTTGCTTATGATGGACAAACTACTCCTGTTGCTAATTTGCCTATGGGCGGATTTCTTCATACAAATGTTGCTAATGCAACTGCTAGAACAAATTATGCTTCAGCAGGTCAAGTGCAAGATGGCACACTTACATATTTAACAAGCATATCTGGCACAGATACTATTACAGCACTAGCACCAGTTTCTATGAACGCTTATGCTGCTGGTCAAACATTTAGATTTATTGCTGCAGGTGCTAATACTACTACAGGCGTAACACTTAATATTAATAGCATTGGTGCTAAAAATATTACTAAAAATGGTACAACAGCATTAGCTATTGGTGATATTCCATCTGGATCTGTTGTTGTAGTTACTTATGATGGCACACAATTTCAAATATCAAACATAGCTACTCCAGCAACTACATTATTAAGTTCAAATAATACATGGACTGGCAAACAAACATTTACAGGTACATCTAGTGTTATTGCTTCTAAATTTACTAATGCTTTAGAAACAGTAAATGTATCTGCAACTGCTGCAACAGGCACAATTAACTATGATGTAACGACACAATCTGTTTTATATTATACAACTAACGCATCAGCTAATTGGACAGTTAATTTTAGAGCTTCTAGTGGCACATCTTTAGATTCTGCTATGGCAACAGGTGAATCTATTACAGTTGTATTTTTAGTTACACAAGGATCAACAGCATATTATAATAATGCAGTAACTATTGATGGTGCATCTGTTACACCTAAATATCAAGGAGGTATAGCTTGGAATTCTGGAAATGTATCAGGTGTAGATGCTTATTGTTATACAATTATTAAAACAGGTTCAGCAACGTTTAGCGTATTTGCATCTCAAACACAATTCAAATAAAAGGTATTAAATGTCATTATTATCTAGGATAGCTGTTCAAGCTGCGAAAGGTTATGGACTTACATCTGTTATTGCTCCTGTAACTGTATCATATCTTATTGTTGCAGGCGGTGGTGGTGGAGGTTCAGGTGCAGCAAGTAATGGTCAAGGTGGCGGTGGTGCAGGCGGTTTACTTACTGGAACTTCAGATTTTAAAAGAGGATATACTTATACTGTTACTGTAGGTGCAGGCGGAACTATTAATGGTGGTGGCAGTAATGATGGAAATAATGGTGGAAATAGCTCTATTACAGGACTAACTGTTGCTATAGGTGGTGGTGGCGGCGGTGCAACTAATGGTAAATCAGGCGGTTCTGGTGGTGGTTCTAATCGTACTGGAGTTGGTGGAACAGGTACTGCTGGTCAAGGAAATGATGGTGGTACTGGATGGGTTTCAGGAGGTACTGCAGGCGGTGGTGGTGGTGGTGGTGCAAGTCAAGTTGGTAGTGGAGCAATAAATAATTCTTATGGTGGGAATGGTAGTAGTTCATCTATTACAGGAAGTTCTATTACATACGCAGGTGGCGGTGGTGGTGGTTCAGATGGTGGTGGAGGAGTAGCAGGAACTGGAGGATCAGGTGGTGGTGGTAATGGAGCAGGTTCTCGTTCATCTAGTGGAACTATTAGTGCTGGAACTGTAAATACTGGTGGCGGTGGTGGCGGTGGTGCATATTTTACAGATGGTGCAACAGGTGGATCAGGCATAGTTATTATTTCTGTACCTACTGCAAGATATACTGGTATTTCAACAGGCAGTCCAACAATTACAACATCAGGATCAAATACAATATTAAAATTTACTTCATCTGGAAGTTATACAGCTTAATAAAGAAAGAAAAAGAATGAACGATATTAACCCAGTTTCCTATGGCAAGCTCATAGGTAAGGTAGAATCTTTAGAGCATAAAGTAGAAAGTCTTGAAAAAGACATAAAAGAACTTTTAGAACTTGCTAATCGTTCTAAAGGCGGTCTTTGGACTGGTATGATGATCGCTTCATCTGTCGGTGGCTTTATAGGCTACTTTATGCACATGTTCTCTGGAAAATAAATGTGGATTACAGAAGAAGCTATAGCCGCTTTATATACTTCTTTTATACAAATAGAGCCATTCAGATCTTTGCCATTTCCACCTGCAAGGCGTGTAGAATTTGTGGTTTGTAATAACCCAGAACTATACGGAGAATACTCACCACAGCCACACACCATAACAATATCTACAGGCAAATGTAGCCATTTAGATACAGTTATAAAAACCCTTCTACATGAGATGATACACCAGCTCATATACATAAAATATCCAGATAAAGAAACATACCTTTCACACAAAGGTGAATTTAAAGCTATGCAAAAAAAAGTAGCTAAACAATTTGGTTTTGATCCATTGGAGTTATAAATGAAAATTTTAGAAACACTAAAAGACTTTTTTGCTAAAGGCCCACAAGAACCTGAAGTAGAAGAAGTAAAAACAGAAGAACAAGATCCACAAGTTCATCATCACAATCATGGAAGCTCTACAACATGAATAGATTTATATTATTTACATTATGTTTAGTTATTGGTGGTTTACTAGCTGTTTTATGTGATTACGCTTTTGCTGAAACTACAATTATACAAAACAAAGGCAATGTGCCTTCTGCCATGTCACCATCTATCTCTACTATGAATCCTAAAATATGTAAAACAGGTGTAAGTGGTGGAGCTAATACAGGCGTTGTTTCTATTAGCGGTGGATTTACTGTTGAAGATGAAAATTGCGTAAGAGTAGTAAAAGCTGAAACATTATCATCATTAGGATTAAAAGTAAGTGCAGTAAGTTTAATGTGCCAAGATGAAGCAACATGGGATGCTATGGAAATGGGTGGAAGTCCTTGCCCTTTTGGTGGCTCACTAGGTGATGCTGCTAGACGTGCTTGGTTTAAAAAATACCCTGATAGATTCTATAGATTATATGGCTCAAATTTTAAGATTCCTGATCCTATTCCTGCTGCTGATAAGCAATAGTTACGCAGATAATTGGTATGGTTGGCATAGATGTGGCTTTAATAGCGATTGGTGGTGCTATACGCCACCTGCATGTATAGACCAAACAGAAGTCAGAAGTTTATCTTGTCCTGTACATCAAAGTGGTGCAATCAATCAAACTAGGTTTTATGTATGTAGTACTGAAAGTTGGTCAAGCTGGACAACAACTTCTAATAATTGCACACAAGATCCACCTACATGCACAACAACAACAGAACTTAGGAGTACATCATGCGTGAGTGGTTACGAAGGCTTAATAACGGAATCAAGGAGTTCAATATGCTTAGATCCGTATGGTACGCCAACTTGGACAACTTGGTCGCAAATATCCAATACTTGCAAGATGAGTATGACCAATCAGGCAAATGTATCAAGCCCTGTAAGCATTGCAAGCCCAATGAGTGTATTAACCACATCTGTATCGCCCACAGTAATAGAACCTGTAATTGCGCCATTGGCATCTGTGCAGACTCTGACTTTGACGCCAGAGATTAAAACAGAAACAAAACAAGAAACAAAATCAGAAGAACCAAAAAGTAAAGAAATAGTACCTGGTTTAGGCATGGTATTAAGTATAGGTATGCTTACTAAATCAGGATTAGAAATAACACAACCATCAATGGTTGATTCTTATAATTTAGAACAAGAGGATGAGTATGGAGTTCAACAAGGAATTTTTATGGGGTTTATCATTGAAACAGATATTTATGATAGGTTCAACACTTATAGCAGTCGTGGGAACACCAATTTATTACGGAATTACAACTTTCAACAAAATGCGTTCAGTCGTTGATTCGTATGATGAAAGCAAAGTACAAGCATTAGAACTTCAACTAAAAGCTCAACAAGAACGCTTATTGTCTATTCAAGATTCAAACATTAGAATCAACGAAAAGGCTTCAGATGCTATTGCTACAGCTAGAGAAACAGCAGCTATGGCTAAAGGCTCACAAAGGGAAGTAGAAGCATCACTTACAAGCGTAAGATCAGAAGTTAAAGCTCAATTAGAAGGCCTTAATGATCGTATGAAAGCCTTACAAAAAGCAACAACTAACCCAATAGGAAATTAATATGTTTTCATTACTCTCATCAATTTTAGGTTTTGCAACAGCAGGATTACCTAGCATTTTAGGGTTCTTTCAACAAAAAGGAGATCAAAAGCATGAAAGAGAAATGGCTCAACTTCAAAACGCACAGCAAATCGCTATGGCTCAAGCTGGTTACGCTAGTCAAGAAAAGATTGCCGCAATAGAATTAGAACAAACTAATGCTGAAACTTACGCACAAGAAAGGCAAGCTCTATATGAACATGATGCAAAACTTGTATCAGAATCTGCTCAATGGGTTAAAACACTTAATGCGTGTGTTAGACCTGTGGTTGCGTTCACTTTTGTAGGATTGCTTGTATTTGTAGATATAGCTGGATTCTGGTGGGCTGTTCATACAGGTGCAGACTTTGGAACTTCAATGGATATTATATTTAGTTCAGATGAAATGTCTATTGTAGGCAGTATTATTGGTTTTTACTTTGGTTCTAGAACTTGGGAAAAGAAATAAGTGAATGTTTCAGAACGCTGCATACAGCTTATTAAACATTATGAAGGTGTGCGTAATAGGCCCTATCGTTGTCCTGCAGGCTTGTGGACTGTTGGTGTTGGCCATCTTATCGGCGACGGCAAATCTTTGCCTGATTCTTGGAACAGAACTTTTACGAATGAGGAAATAGATGCCNTACTTAGAAACGACTTACGAAAGTTTGAAACTGGAGTACTTAAGATGCTACCTAACGTGCAACTTACACAAGGTCAGTTTGATTGTATCGTTGATTTTAGTTTTAATCATGGCTTGGGATTATTTCAGCGTAGCACCTTCCGTCAAGCGGTTATTCGTGGCGATAAAGAAGCTGCTATGGAGTCGTTATTAAAATACTGTAAAGCTAGAGTTAAAGGCGTTTTAACAGAATTAAAAGGTTTAAAAAACAGAAGATTAGATGAACGCAAATTATTTCTTGGTGTATAATGTTTTAACTCAACACTAGGAGTAGTTATGAAAATCTTGCTTTTGGATATAGAATGTGCGCCAAATTTAGCAACAGTCTGGGGTATCTGGCAACAAAACGTAGCTCTTAATCAACTCCTAGAATCATCTTATACCTTATGTTACGCAGCTAAATGGTATGGTGAATCAAAAATCATGTTTGATTCTATTTACAAGACAGATCGTAAAAGTATGTTAAATAGCATACATAAGTTAATTGAAGAAGCTGACGTAGTAGTTCACTATAATGGTTTGCGATTTGATATGCCAATGCTTAACAAAGAATTTTTAGAAGCTGGTATGTATCCACCAAGCCCTGTTAAACATATTGACTTATTAAGAGTAGTAAAAAGTAATTTTAGATTTGTTTCTAATAAACTAGATTATGTATCACAGCGTTTAGGTCTTGGTAAAAAGACTGAACATGAAGGCCATGAATTATGGTTAAAGGTTATGAATAATGATCGTAAAGCATGGAAACGCATGGAAGAATACAATAAGAATGACGTTATATTGCTTGAAAAGCTCTATGACAGACTTAAAGGATGGGTTAAACAACATCCTAACCATAATGCGTATTCCGCAAATATTTGCTGTCCAAATTGCGGTTCACGCAAATTAAACAAACGTGGTACAGTAAGATCAAGGGTATCAATATTCCAAAGATTTCAATGTCAATCTTGTGGTGCTTGGGCAAGATCAGCTACGAAAGAAAAAATCGGCACAGAATCACTTATTAATATTTAAGGATTATTATGGCAGTTACAGCACAACAAATATGCGATCACCTAGTAGGTAAAACTGTTGTGTCTGCTGAACTAGATTATGGCGATAACATAATCATTCTTGAAATATCGGATGGATCTTATATAGAAATTTCTGGAGAAGAACTATCTATATACGCTGAATTACAGCAAGATGATGATACTATTCACTAGATAAAAGAAAAGGGCTAGAACAGCCCTTTCTGTGCGTTTTGAGTACCGTTAAGCCTACGTTAGAGGATGTAATAAGTTTAGTATTTTTTGGCTTTCTACTAAACGTGAAGTAATTACCAAATCTAGGTACTTAATCATCTGTCATTTCTAATCGTTGTAATTGCGCAGCGATTTCTGGTGGATTAACAGCTTCACCAGCCATTTCTTTTCTAAACTCTAACAACTTAGTTTTATACCAATCAGATTTAGCTAAATCTTGCTCATAGCTACCTTTAAATGGGTATCTTAAATCATAAGCCATTTTAGTTCCCATTAAATACCCTTCGTATTGCTCAGGCGTTAGTTTTGCCTTAATTACTTCTATACTTTCAATACCGCCCACCATGTAATGTGGTGGTTTATTTACCATATCTACCATATACATCCCCTTATAAAAAACATATCAATTAAACGAAAAACACCCATTGCCAACCCAAAAATACTAAACCCAATTAATAAATAAATACACCATTCAACTGCCTTTTCTAAATAATCCATTTCTTTCTCCAAAAGGTGTTGGTATTGGTAATTTAATTTGCCCTGTTCTGTATAAATAATCTAATCTATATCGTGTTACGCCACAATTTTGAATTATAGCTTTTAAATTTGATTTAGGATGTGTTTTTATATATTCCCTTACCTTTAAAGCCTGTTGTTCTTCCCTAGCAGATGAATACCATGTACCCATTATAAACCACCATTAGCTTCAGTTAATCGTTTGCTATCGTATTTAGATATGCCTTTGTATTCTTCTACAGGTTCACCTGCAAATAAAGGTGTGATCTTAATGTGGTGAGTTGTATGTTTGAGATCGTTCAAATATGAAAGCTGATTGGGGTGAAACGACCATAAATAAGACTTTTTAAGGTCACCTGATTTAACATCATATTCTTCATAAAGGTAAGCAAGTGGAGTTTTCATTAGTAGAATAGCATCCTTCCTATTTTAATTTTCTTTTTACCCCATTGAGATACTGTTTTAATTGAATCATCATGGAAGTATAAAGCATTGCCAACTGGGTTTGGATATTTATTAAATACAACTGCATCAAGTACCAATAATTCTGTTTCCAAGAAAGTTTTAGTATCCACGTCATCATGCGTTGGATCGGTGACTCCAATAAATTGTCCAGAAGAATAAACAACAGAGCATACATCATTACCCCAACGACCAGATTTAAGGCGATTGCGTACGACATTCAACACTCCCAATTTTTCTTGTAAAGATTGTGTATTTGACTCATGGTAAACTGCCGCAGCATAACATCCAATATCAAGTTCTAAATGGTGCATATCCATATATTACATACTCCTAGTTAATGATTTTACTGTGACGCTAAAATTAACATAAGCGTATAATTCACATATAAATCTAAAGAAAGGAGAATAGACCATGTGGACAACACCAGCAGCTACTGAAATGCGTTTTGGATTTGAAGTAACCATGTATGTTATGAACAAATAGTTGCGACTAATTTTCACTCAGCTTTATTAAAGTCGTAATTTGAATGATGGGGATGCTCCTAGAAAGGAACATCTCCGTCATCTTCAACATCTGCACCCTTAGCAGATTCTTGTGGTTCTTGTGTTTTTGGAATGAATTGATTACCAAAAGCAACCTTTACATAACTTTTACCTTGTGGATTTACTTTGTTAGTTACATAAAACCAATAGTTAGTATTTGGTTGTAAATCTTCAGGTGTAATAATTGTACCTGTAAAGTCAGCTTGCCAATCTTCTACTTTTTTAGGGTTAGGAAAAAGATAAGCTGTACCTGGTTTAGGGATAAATGGATCTGCCATGTGTTACTCCTTAGTGTAAATTGGTTTACGTTTCCAGCGTGTAGGTTCTGTATCTGTTTCTACAAACTGCATGAATTCTAACAATAAAGGCGTGTACCAGTCAAGCCATTTATCATCTTTCTTAATTAATTCTACTGTAATGCCATTTGGTGTCCATACGCTAAACCATCCTTGCTCACGTTTGCAGCAATGTATTTGCATTTGAACTTGCCAATAATAGCGTTCTAATATGTCGCCATAAAACTCCATGCTAAAAGGGCATTTTAGCTCTACTGGATCATCATTAAAATACGCATCAGCACTAGCACCCATAGGCAAACTATCATGCACTATGAGCTTATTACCAGGCTCGCATATTTCACCCATTTCTTTTTCAAAAGCTGACAAAGCATCTTTCTCATGTAAATTACCCCATGCAGTAGCTTCATTACCTTTAAATGGTGGTTCTCTCATAGTCATCTGACGCCAGAGCTTTTGTCGTTCATTGACAGAAGCCCAAGCATTAGATGCTGTTACTATGTTATGCCTACGATTGTCAGTTAAATGACTCATTCTGACTTTAACACTTTAAGTTTATTAGCATATTCACGCAATTCTTCTTGAATAGCTGGTGTTAAACCAAAAAATACTTCTTTAAGTTTACCTTCTTTGCTAGCTTCTAACAGTTTGTTTTTAGCAACTGTTAATTGAGCTTCAGTAACCACTTCTTTAACTGGATTATTTTGTTGATGAATAGCATTAACAACTTCATTAGCTGAAGCAAACTCAGTACCACCAATACCAAGACCAGCCAAAGCCCTACCGATAGCAGAAGTTTCACAATTTTCCACATAAGATGTACCATTAATTTGAGATGCCTTTCTAAATTCTTGAGCATGGCCTGTAGCAATAACAACGCCATCACCAGTATCTGTAATTTTATAAATAGATGCTTTTATAATACATTGGTCATCATCAATTTTAACAATATTAGTAATTAAACTATGCTCAGGAAAATTAGCACGAAATTCCTGAACTCTAAGTGCTACTGTTTTATAATCTTTACCTTTGATATTTACGATACCGTTACTCATTCACATTCTCCTTTACATTTTCCACAGCAGATTCTAGCATCTCCAGTTCTTGCATCACTTGTTGGTAAAACATCAGTTGATCCATATTTAATATCCATCCTATCGTTATGTTCTTTTAAATCTTGGTTAATTAATTGCAACTCTTTAAGTATTTCAGATAAAGGTCTTAACATATAATTCTCCAGGCAAAGTATGCTACAAACACGATCATAAAGCAAACAATAAATTTAGTCATCATGTTTCTCCTGTTGATCTAGTTTATGTTGAGCTTCTTCTTCTAATTGGTCAAGACGATCCATTTCGTCTAAGTAAGCATCAGGATCTAAATGTCGTTCCATTATATTGCTCCTGCTAACTTGCCCATTACATAAAGGCATAATCCTACATAACACCAAAACGCTATTGCTGTTACAATCATTGTTTTTACTTTCATGCTTTACTCCTAAGGGTTGTTGAAGTAATACCCATATTAGACCTATTTTTAAGCATGTCAAGTACTTTCTAACAAATTGTTAGTATAAAAATAGTTTGCAACTAGAAATTTATTGTGGTAATGTTTTTCACATGGAAATCTTACGCTTTATTATATTAGATGAATTTGACGGAAAACCGCTTAGAGCCTTTAGTAATAGGGC